GCAAGTATATCTTTTGCCTTTTGATGCGTTTCATAGCAGATAGACTTTGTGTCAGTTCCAGCAGTTGTAATTAAAAAATACAAAGGCTGCATTCTGGCATCACCTGAACCTTTAGTCATAACATCAAACAATTTTCTGTTTGGCTGAGTATGAAGCTCATCAAAAACAACACCATGAATATTGAATCCATGTTTTGAATAGGCTTCAGCACTAAGGACTTGATAAAAGCTATTAGTCGGCTGATAAACTATTCTTTTTGTAGCCGCTAGTATCTTGCACCTTTTATTAAGTGCAGGACACATTCGTATCATATCGGCAGCCACCTCAAAGACGATTGATGCTTGTTGTCTGTCAGCGGCACATCCGTATACTTCAGCTCTTTCCTCACCATCACCACAGGTAAGAAGTAAAGCAACTGCCGCTGCAAGTTCTGACTTACCTTGTTTCTTTGGTATTTCGATATAAGCTGTGTTGAATTGTCTATATCCGTTTGGTTTTAAGATGCCAAACACATCTCTTATGATTTGTTCTTGCCAATCGATCAGTTCAAAAGGCTCTCCTGCCCATGTACCTTTTGTGTGGCATAGGCATTCAATAAAGTTGACTGCATAATCGGCAGCTTCTTTATCGTAGATGGAGTCTTTGTTCTTGAACTTTGTAGGCACATACTTTTTAAGTTTTCTCAAACCCTCCACCTCCTTGTAAAAGAAAAGGACTCCCCTAAAGGAATCCAAATCTGTGATAATGCAACTTCAGAGAATTACTTATCTTCAACCTGCGGAATGGTAGCGATAATCTTTTCTTTTTCCTCATCGCTAATTCCTAAGCTATCAAGTGCTTCTCTAGTCCCGCATAAAGGACATATCGGTGTAACGTTATCCACTCTTGAAATTGCTGGATGACCTCTGTACGTTTTGCCGCACTTTGGACATACCTTTTCACTGACTACTACTCTTTCTTCTGTCATCTTACTTTACCTCCATACTCTTAATTATTGCTTCTTCGATTAAAATCGGATTGAAACCAAATGTTCTGTAACCCTTAAGGCATACCTCAACGTAACTCCTGCTTGGAATTCCGAGCTCTCGTTCCTCGTGCATGATGTAAACGAATGCCTTTGAATGGCGTGGGAGTCCTTTTTTGATTGACTTGAAGTCTATCTCTATTTCCTTTTTGTAATAGAAGCTAGGATATCCTTCGTACCTGTCAAGTGACTCTTCGCAAGCCTCATCTACTTTCCAGACCGCTACAGGAACCTCATACCCTTTGGCCTTTTCAATGGTTAGGTATGAGCCTGTCTTGCTGCCTTTGAATAGAAGCCTGTAATCTTTGATTACACCTCTTCCAACAACAAGTGCCGTAGGGCATCTGAATCGCATCTGTCGAACGTTAAGGTTTGAACCGTAAGCTAGATAATATCTGCTCATCTTCGCACCTCCTTAGGCATTGGAAGCGGCTGGTCTATTACCGCTTCTAAATGCTGCATCGCCTGATAATCTTCTTGTTAAGAAGTCTCTGGCTGTTGAGAATTCCTCGCCAATGAAGCCAAGTCTAAGTAACCAAGTTCTCATTGCATATTTTGGATTCTCATGTTGTTGAGGTTTGCTTGATGCTCCTTTAGCTTCCTTTGCCATTTCACTTAAGGCTAAGCAAAGCTGAATGTAGCTCTTAAGTTGTCCTGCGTGAAGTCCGTTTGCCTTTCCGTTTGCTGGTGCATCGAATTGGAATAATCTGAATTCGATTGTGCCTTTTGTGAAGGTTGCGTGGAAGTTAAGCATGTGGTAACGGCTGTCGTTGTAATGCTGTGTTCTTCCGTAATCGCAATGTTGGCTTCTGTACCAAACGTCTGCGAATTGGCTCATTGTTTGAGGTTTCTTGCGGTTGACCTCTCTTAGGAAGTTGGCATCAACTGTTCTGCAGTATCTGTTTAATCTTCCTCTATCAAGTTCTAGGGCTTCTGCTAAAAGGTTCTCGTGGCTTGCCATGATGTTTGTTAAGTTTCTTAAGGTTCTAGGTGTGTGTCCGTTTGCACCGATGTGGACGTGAACTCCGCATCCTCTTGTTGCATCACTCTTTGCACCTGCTTTTCTAAGGATTCTAATAATCTCTTGTAAGGTTTCAATGTCGTTGTACTTAAGGATTGGTGTTACAAGTTCGCATTTCTCATCGTCTGGTCCTGCGATTGAAACGTCCCTTTGAAATTTCCATACTCTGCCTTGAGTGTCTTTGCAGGCCCAAGTCATGTATCCGTATTCGCTGGCTGCGTTCCAAGCTTGTGTTCCAAAGAAGTCTGCAATTAAGCTTGCTGCTCTTCTTCTTGTGATGTTGTTCATTTCAACCTCAACGCCTATTGTCTGTTCCTTCATGTTCTTGATTTGGTTTTCTGTGTTTTTCATTTCGATTTCCTCCGATCCTTCAGGGCTTTTTTCCCTTTTGTCGTGTATATATATCGCTCTAAAACACACATATAGCAAGTCAATTTTTGAAGATTTTTAAATATATTATATATATTTAAATTACCTACTTTTCAGGCTTTGAAACCAGCTCAATCTGATCCTCGCCATATACAACATTTAATCCAGAACCATTGTCCCAGCTAACCATAACAGAAAGGATATCATCGACACCTTTAACAGTACCAAGCGTACCAATAGGCGGTGCTTGAACATCATCCATCTTTAGAAGCCTTACTCGACTTCCAACTGGATACTTCTTTAAAAGTTCTTCTTTTGTCATAGTTCCTTACCATCCTTACCGATTAGTTTGATTTCTCGAATGGTTCCATTCTTGAAAAGCTCAATGGCATATTTGACTGCTTCCTCTTCGGACCAGCCTAATGAGTTGATGTAATAATCAACCAAGTAATCCATGCCACTTCTCGATGTGTTTGTTTCATCGCAGATCTTGTAAAGTTCAGCTCTTTTGTTTTCCATTATTAACACCTCCAAAGTTACATATATACATCGCTCAAAAGCGAGAATATATCAAGCGATTAAGCCGATATATCCTCTACTTTTTTAACGAGATCTTTATATGCAATTTTCTCTCCGTTTCTAATGCAGTAAACACCATCTTCATCATGTGTGTTATCTACATATCTACGAAGGATTACAGAGGCGTACTTTTCATCAAGTTCCATCGTGTAGCAGATTCTATTTGTAAGCTCGCAGGCCATCAAAGTTGAACCTGAACCACCAAAAGTATCTACAACGATTGCATTTTCTTGAGATGAGTTCTGGATTGGATAAGAAAGCAAATCAAGTGGTTTAGATGTTGGATGGTTTTCGTTTCTCTTTGGCTTCTTGAAGTTCCAGATAGTTGTTTGCTTTCTATCGGAATACCAGCGATGCTTTCCATTTTGTAAGAAACCATAAAGCACTGGCTCATGTTGCCATTGATAATCACTTCTACCAAGAACCAACGAATCCTTAACCCAGATGCAGCAACCAGCTAAATGGAAACCAGCATCGATGAATGCGGTTCTAAAGTTCAATCCTTCTGTATCCGCATGGAAGCAATAAGCTGCTGCACCAGATTCACAATGGTCAACCATGTTTTTAAATGCCTTAAGCAAGAACTGATAAAAGTCCTCATTCTTAAGCGAGTCATTTTGAATCTTAAGTCCAGCGGATGAACAGAACGAAACTCCATAAGGAGGATCAGTCAGGATCAAGTTTGCTCTCTTGCCATCCATAAGTTTATTAACGTCATCAGGATTAGTTGCATCACCACACACAAGACGGTGTCTACCAACAACCCATACATCACCCTTCTCAACGAATGATGCTTCTTCTAATGCTTTTGTTAAATCGTAATCGTCATCTTCAACATCGGTTTTATCGCCTTTGAAGAAGTCCTCGATTTCATCTTCATCAAAACCTGTAAGGGCCAAGTCAAAGTCAGCACCTTCCAATGCTTCTAACTCAACCTTTAAAAGTTCCTCATCCCAGCCTGCATCCATAGCCATTCTGTTGTCAGCAATGATGTAGGCTTTCTTTTGAGCTTCGGTTAGGTAATCAACCAAAACACATGGAACCTCATCGATTCCTTCAGCCTTTGCAGCAAGCACACGACCATGCCCTGCGATGATATTGAAATCCTTATCGATAATGACTGGATTAATAAAACCGAATTCACGAAGGCTAGATCTTAGCTTTGAAATTTGTTCTGGGCTATGAGTTCTGGCGTTGTTTACATAAGGGATTAACTTATCAAGCTTCACTAGTTTCATTTCTTTTGTAGTCTTAGCCATTAGAATAACCCCCATTCAGCAAATTTCTCGAAACCGCCTAAGCCATTGATAAAATCTCTAGCAATTTCAACGATCTCTTCATATGGTCTGTTATCGATATACTCATCTCCAATGGCACAGGAAATCTCCACTACTTGATTAGTAGCTTGTGCCTTAAGGAAGCAGTAAATATTTACAGACACGTCTGCCTTTGATAGGTCCTTCCCATGAAGTCCACCACCAGTGACTGAATCAGCCATGTCAGAACCGAGTTTTCTATTAGTAGCACCAGTATCAACATCGGTACCACCAGTCCACTCTCCTAAAGGATTAATAATCGCCTTAGGATATTTCTTGTGAAGTTCATAGTTCTTTGCCTTGCTTTGGCAGATGATTAACTTATCTCCATCAATGATGTATTTGCCATCACTGTGGTAGTTCGCATAAATTTTTCTTGCAATTTCAGATAGACTCTTTTGTTCTTTGGTAAGTGGCACGCCTTTGAAGATGCCATTATCACCGCAGCGGATCTTCTCGCTTTGGTTATCTGCTAAAT